TAAGAGATAAAAAAAAATGACACCTTGTAAAAGATGTCATTTTTTTTATGCTAACCCATGTTCTTTTTTGAGTTTGGCAAGTTCTTTCTCGTAGATTTTTTTTGCCTCTGCTTTCATCTCTTCATCTGGTAAACCTACACGGTCTTTCATTCTTTCATTTAGGTATTCCATAGATGCCAAATGTGCAAGTCCAATAATTTGTCTTTCTGTCGTTGTCATAATTTTGTTATTTTAACAGTCCAGCCTAATGCTTTAATAATGTCTTTACTAATTTCATATTGTAGATAATGGTCAAGTTGTTCACCTGTAATATTGTCGCCACCACCTTCTGTGCTGTAAAGATAAATAATTTCGTCTAATTTATCTGCAAAATCCCAACCGTTTTCAGGTCTAATAATACTTAGAACTCTATCACTTAATACAGCCCTAAACTCCATTGGATTACTGCTTACAATAAACCTAATATCATAGGTACTAAAAAAACTATCCTCTGTATGATTATGTGTAACGTAATTATTGCTTACAAGTTCAGAGTTTGTAAAGAATACATTTGTTAAATCTCCTTTTACTTCCTCCAATACAGTTCCAAAACGGTTGTATATCACACCTTTTTCATACCGCAAATTACGAATTTCTTTCTCTTTTTCCAATATTTTTGCCTCTCTTATTTCACTAACAGCATTTTCTATATTTCCGTTTACAGTTTTTCTTTGTGCTGCTGTCAAGTTTTCAAAATAAGGATGCGAACTCGGAAATATGATACCAGTTTTGCCTACGTTATTTTGAAACAAAGAAGGATTAGCAGGTATGTCTTTTGGCATAGTTGTCCCCTTAGTTCCTTTCTCTACTTGATAAACAGTACACCGACAATTCCAACCGTTAGGCGGATAATGTGTATTCCAAAACGGACTATCTACGGGTTCAACCACACCGTCAATGGCTGCGTGTTCAGGACGTGTTCTTTTGTCATTAACTGCATCATATACCAAATCGTAGTCATCTTTTTGGCTTTCAAAACCTTTCCATTTTGTTGCCATTTGTGAAGAACTGACAGCTAAATTATATTCTGCATTCAAAAAAGCACCATTATAGGTAGCATTAAGTTTCTTAATTTCCTTTTTGAAATCTGTAAAACTCCTTAACTTTCCGTTGGCATCACGCAACAATAAACTTGCTTGTTTTAATTCTTGATAGGTTTTGAAACCTGAAAATACAAAAATATTATCTTGCATAAAAGCTGCTAATTCAGGCAAGGTTTCATAACTCACACCACCTGCTAACATAGCTTTGCTAAGTTCTGTAGCTGTTTGTTTCAATAAATCTGTACTATTTATATTCTTTTGTTGGTACAGTTCCTTTGCAAGTTTATCCCAAATTCTTTCAAAAGAGCTTGGAACTTCACTATTCAAACTTTCAAAATTATTTTCTCTAAGTTGGTACAGCCCTGATAATTTCAGGTGCATTTTTGCTGTTTGATTAGCAATTACGGCACTTGTGTTTAGCAGGGCTGAGCCGAAAAAACTTAAATCTTCGTTAGTATTTTTTGATTGGATTTTATCTTTTTTGTTGTCTTTTTCATTATCTTCCTCTTGCAAATGTTTCCAAACAAACTCGTAACCTTCCAAATAATTAAAACCTTGTTGTATCAAAAAAGGGATTAACTGTTTATTGACCACAAAACTAAGCCAACGCATATCAGCCTCAACATAAGCATCTAAAACCCTTTCATGTACTTCACTTTGACTATTACTACTGCCATTGTCAGTTGTCATGGTTTGTCCAATGATAAGTTTTGATATTTGTTCATCGTTGGTTTTAATAAACTCCTGATAAATTTTATAAGGGTCTCCATTGACTTGTTCCAATAAAGTAACTTTGTCTTCTGCTGCTAAAATTGCCCAACCATTACTGCCCACTGCTGCCAAATCTTTTGCCATGTTGTCTAACTCACTTTCGTCAGTAGAATTTGTATTGGCAATAATTGTTGGCATACCGTATTTTTCGGAATGTCTGCTCCAATCTGAAAAACTGTAATTTTTCCAAATCACATACCTTGATGCTTTGAGTAATAAACCATAATCATCGTCATCGCCAACCTCAATAATATTTAAGTTTTCATTGCGATAAGGAATGCCATTGGTAGTAGAAATCATAGGATTGATTAAAAATAAACCTCGTTCAGGAGATATAAAATGGCGTGGAATTAATTTCACACCTGATAAACCCTTTTCATCAATATCAATTTCTATCAAAGAATGTCCCCAAAATTTGGTATCCAAAGCCAATTCAAAAAATTTAAAGAATGGCAAAGTTTTGAAAGACTTTGTCAGTTCTTTATTTTCAATACCTTTTGCATCAACCAGCATAAAGGTTTCGCACAAAGTTTTGTTCTTACGAGTTTGCATAACACTCGTAAGCTGTGCATCCATTAATGCCCATTTATATAAGGTATATAAAGGATAACGATAAAAGTAAGGCGGATTTTCTGCTTGGTTAATTGCATCTTGCCACTTATCTATCTGCATTCTATCTTTAAAAGTTGTACGTTGGTAATTGGAAATTGTGCTACGTACTTTCTCAGATAATTTAGGACGTTTGGTTTTGCTACTTTGAATACTACTTTCGGAATTTTTTACTTCAAAAAATAGGTTTTCTTTTGTGCCAAAGAGTTTATTTAATAGTGTTTTAAACATCGTTAAAGGTCAGTTAAATTAATGTGAACGTGGAGGTTGTGAGCCAAAACGCCTTCTTGTATAATTGGTATTGGTTGCACTATCTATCACTTTGCGAGGCAAATCCAAGCCTACTTCTCCTGCTGCAATTTTCTCTAAGGCAGTAATAGCCTCTTTGTAGTCTAATTCTCTTTGAGAATTTTCAATGTATTTTGGTAGCCTTTTGTAGAGTTCATAAATGGCAATGTGCTTGCAAAGTTTCATTAAATAGGCATCTCTTTCTGTACCTGTTTTGCCAAAAATGGTAGGTGTATCATACCTTTCAAATAAATAGCTCCGCACCTGTGCAATAGTTTCGCCAGCAACAGTATCAAAAATTGCGTTATTATTTTCTATAATTTGGTTGAGATTAGTATCTTTAACCAGCGTTGTAAAATCCTCTTTGAGTAAAAACATAGCTATTTTGTTTTAACGTGTATTATTTTTTGTGTAAATACCTTTTCTTACTTTTGGCTTGTTGCCACCTCTTAAATAAAAACTAAATTCACTTTCAAAGGCTTTACAGATAAAATATTCGTCGGCATCGGAAGTATGTCCGTATTTTTCGTATTGAACTCCTGTATTTTTATCTTTTGCCTTTGTTTTCAATTTAGTGCCATCAGGTGCCTCTTTCAAATACAAATAATCATTTAAGGTATGCTTACAACTTTCATCAATTAGAAATGTGATACCTCTGTACCTACTTTCAAATACCAAATTCATAAAATTACCTCGCATCACAACTGCTGGTGCTTTTTCGAATAATCGTAATTGCGGTTTGTATTTTTCCAATTCACGTTTAATAATCGTATAATCGTTGAAACCTTGTTCTTGCCTTGTATCTGCTCTTTTGCCTGAAGGGTCTCCATAAATAAATAAACCAGCTTGGTGGTTTTGGTATTTTTTAGAAAATTCTTTACACAATGCCATTGTAGTATTGCGTGGTGATGACAAACACATTTCATCAATTTTCAATATAGTTTTGCCTACGATTTGATAAATCCCCAATGTGATATAAGGATTTACGTTGAAGTCAAAAGAGATATGCAAAGGCAATTCAGGATTGTATGCCAATTTTCGCAAACTTGTGTCCCTATTAAAGCCTTTATAAAATTCGCCACCTGATTTAGAAAACGGACAACCATAAATTAACATATCTTGCAAATCTGAACTTAGATTTGATTTTTGATTTGTTATGTAATTGGAAGGTAGATTTTTTGCGTTGTGATAGGTACTACTAATACTTACGAAACGGTTGTCAATTTCTTTCTCGAAAAAATCCGTTTCAGAAAATATTGATAGTTTTATATC